TTTCGCCATACTACCGAATTTTTCCCACGCATTGCCGCTTTTCTCAATGTCGTCGCCTGTTTCTTCTGCTTCGTCGCCTAATTCCTCAAGCGCAGCTGTATTGTTTTTTAATTCCTTTTCGTTTTTAGCAAGTGCAGCTTCTTCATTATTTATCTGCGTGCGTAATTGAACAGCCCTGTCACTTGCAGGGTCAAGACCGTCGGCAACAAGTTGTTTGTAATTTTCTTTTAACGCCTTTACTTTTTCGCGTTGTACTTCGGTTATTGAATTTAAGGTCGAAATACGTTCATTTAATCCTTTTTCGGATTTCGTCCAGTCGTCCATTCCTGCCGCTGCCGCTTTAAATTGACTTTCGCTTTCACGAATTAATTTATTTGCGGTTTTCAACCCTGCTTGTAATTGTGAAACGTCAATACTAAAACTTGCACCAAGTCTTTCACTTGCCATTCAATTCACCACCTATCACATATCCCAAAAGCCGTCATAATGATTTCGTGCTTTATTATTTTCAAAATTAAAATTGTTTGAATTAGTTTCGTTTGCACCTAATTCAATATAAAAGTTTATTAAGGTTATGACCTCGTCAACTTCCCTGTCGAATATATCAAACGGGCTGCAATTTATATTTGCTGACAATGTCATTGTTGTCCGCATAAGTTCAACAAATGCGCTTGTCGGGGCAGTTCCCGAATTTACTCCGTCGCTGCCCCTGTTGCGTTTTTTGAGTTTTCACCGATTGCGTTTGCCTTGACTGTAAGCTGCTTAAATGTGTTAAACACGTCTTGATAGTCTGCTTTTTCAAGGTCGTCGTCTGTTAAGTCGGGGAAAATCTTTTTAATAAAGGCGCTGACAAGTTTGAATTGCTCAATAATGGATTTATCTTTTAATCCGTCCTGCAACTCTAACGCCTGCATAAATACACCCCACCGAACAATGTCGGTTTCGTATTTCTTTGTGATTTCGTTGTCCTTGCCGTAAATGTTCAATTCAAACAGTGCCATAATGTTAATCCTCTTTCTGTGATTGTTTAATAAGTTGATTTGTGTATACGCTTGCCGCTGCACATAATATTCCCTGCGTAATTGCCGTAAATATTGCAGTTGCAACCGCCTGTGTGCCGTTTATTTCTTCAACGGCAAAAAGATATATGCCTGCAAGCAAAATGCCCACACCGCCTAAAATAAGCGGTATATAACTGTCACGGATTGCACTTTTCTTTATGCCCATTCCTATGAAATAAAGCACGGGAATTAAAATCAATAATTCAGGTCTTATAAATTCCTGATAATTCATTGTGTCAACCTCTTTTCATTAGTCGGTTGTATTTGCTTTTAACGTTGTTTATGATGAAATTTTCTGGCAAATTTCCGAAAGGTTATCAGGTGTTACAACCTGTTCAGTCCACGACTTGCCTGACTTTAATTCGGTTACGCTTGTATCAATAACAACGCGCTTGCAAACTTTGTTTTTAAGTTCGAAAATGTGCTTTGTCGGGATAGCCGAAAATGTCAGCTGCATACCGTTTGTGTCGGTCGTGTCGTCCTTTGTTTTGTCGCTCTGTTCAGGAATTGCAAATGTGCCTTTCATAAACCAAAACAGCTCTGTTGTGCCGTCAAGGTTTTCAGCTTCACCGCCAAGCGCAAAATATTTCGGATTGTATTCGCCGCTATCAACAACCGCGCCCGTTGTTGCATCAATTTCCTTGTTATTGATAAGTGCAAGCAAGTCAGGGCGTAAAGCTGCGCCTGTAATTGTAACTTCTGTTGCATCTTCCTTGCCTACTGTTGCAAAAACGGTATCGTCATAAAAAATGTCGGTTTTTTCGCTGTTAGCTGTTCTTGTCATTTCGCCTGCGGGTATCAAATGAAACGGCGTGTCGAATGTATAACCCTCGCCCGTTTCATTGTTATCTGTGAGAATTTCAGCGGCAAAAATATTTTTCAAACCGCGTTTTAAAGTAAATTCACCCATTTTTTTACTCCTTTAAATAATTCTTTTAATGTAAATAAAATCCATAGCCCACCCTGTGTGTGTCGGGGTGTTTGTCGGCACGGTCGAAATTATGTCGTTGCCTGCATCTTCAAGAACAAATCCGTCTGCACGCAACGCATTCATAATGTTTTCTGCGTATGTCGATATTTCGGCTGGATTGTTTGAATAAAAAATGACGGTTATATAAAAATCTCTTTCGCTTTCAACGTTGTCATAAAAAGCATTTAACTGCGACGACGTAATAAAAAACGTAATAAATTTTTGTGGAAAATCCTGTTCCGCATTAAGCGTACCCTGCAAAAAAACATTGTCGGGGCAGAACTGTTCAAGCACGTTTATTAACTTTTCTTTTACCTCGTCAATAATTGCCTTGCCCATTATTTCAACCCTTTCAATATTTCTTTAAGTGTATTTTCTTGTTGCTGCTGTATCGGTTTTTTTGCTTTGCGTTTCGCCCTTTGAATAAATCCACGTGCAATAATTTTTCCGTGTTTTTTTCGGTGTGGTGTACCATAGTTCAAAAAAAGAACTTTATAGCCATTTGACAAATTGTCGGGATAATAAGCACCTTTTTTGTAACCCACACGGGCAGTAATTAAGCCGTAATCATTTTCAATTTCAGGCGGCGGCATAGCGTTAATTAACCCGCCGTCAACGTTTGACCTTGTCATTTCGGATTTCAATGTATCCTGCATAATGTCCGCTGATTTCCGCAAACATTTTTCAGTTGCTTTATCAACATTTCCCTCTGCTTTTTGGATTTCTTTTAAAAGCTGCTCAAAGCCGTCAAGTTTTAATTTGATTGACAAATTTAAGCACCGCCCTTTACGCGTTGCACTTTGAATTTCAAAAACTGATTGCGCCTGTCAATGTTTTCAGGTTCGTTTAAGATTTCAAACTTTGCGCCCGTGTCTGCAAGCGCAATAATGCAATCGCTTGTAATATCAGGTCTGTACCACGTTTCTACAACAGCCGTGTCCGTCATTGAATAAATGCCGTCAATTATTTTTTCTGTACCGCCATAGGTCTTGAAAGTTCCGTAAATCATAACGCCGTCTGCAATGTCAGGTAGAACCTTTGTCCGTACCCCGTTTGCTTGTGTATATGTCGGTTTTAACAAGACCAATGGCGTTGAAAACGGCAAATTTGGTCTGTAATTTGCCATTGCGGTTTTACGCGCTAACTACGGGCGAAATTGCCTCAATAGTTACTGTACCGCTTGAAAGCGTTGCAGTATAAAGCGTTGCGCCGTCAGGATTAACGGTTGCGCTTCCCTCTGCAATTGTTGCAGCTGCGCCTGCAACGGTGATGCCTGCAAAATCATAAGCGGCAACGAAATAAACCGTGCCTGCTGTCACACCTGAAGCAAAGTCAAGTGTTTTGACGGGCTGATTAGCAATTTTTTCGCCTGTATCGCCTGTTCCTGTTACGGAAAAAGCGCCTTCGATTGTGCTTGCTGCAAGAACAGGCACACCTGAAGAGCCACCGCCGATAGCCACAAGATTTATGATTGTGCCGTACATTGTGATTAAGTCCTGCTTCTGAATAGGAACAATTCTATCGTTATTAATCATTGTTATTTACTCCTTTTTATTTTTTTAATGAAAGTTGAGCGGCGCGTTGCACAAAGTATTGTGAAAACTTGCCGTCGCCGCTTCCGTAATTCCAAAGGTCAGCGACACCACGAGCAACAAGCCCGCTTGTTATGTGTGTTTCCGCAACACCTGCGTCAACTAAAAACGCAATAACCTCATTGACGTATACTGACAATGTATTGTTCTGATATTCGCCCGTGATGCCAAGTGCATTTTTTATGTCGGTTAATAATTCAGCGTTCATATTGCTCGTAATGCTCCTTTACCTTTAAGGTGTTGTTTCGTCGGTGTCGTCCGTTGCATTTGCAGAATTGCTTGCAACCTGCTTTGCGATTGCATTTATCATATCGGGAATGATTGTAATATTTGCAACGTCAGCAGCTTCGCCACCGAGCGCAACATATAAGTTCTGTAAAGCAATAATAGTGGTATCCATTATTACGCCCCCTTATTAATTACTTGCCTTTTTCTTGATAAGCCAATAACCCTGCGGATTAAGAACTTTACCGTCAACAACGACAAGTGCCTTGTCAACCCATTCGTTGCTTTCGTCGTCGAAATATCTGCGCATCATAAAGCCGAAGTTCTCATTGATTGCGTATTCTTCGGGCTGCCAGAAAATGCCGATAACGTCGCCTGCGTTTGCACTGTCAAAGTCGGGAAGTATATCAGGTTCAACAAGTGAAATGTCACGACCGAAGAAACGACCGTTCGGATTTCTGCTGTCGCCGTCGTTAACCTCAAGACCAGTTGCCTGACGGAATACAGGATTGTTGTTTGCGTCCGACATTGTTTCAAGGTATGTTTCAACCGTTGAAAGCGGGAAAATAAATTCGCCTGCACGATAGCCAAGCGGCAGTTTTGCAAAGAACTTTGAACGCCACTTTTTCCAGTCGTTAATGTCGGCAGCTGTCATTTCAACAACATTGCCTGTTCCTGCAACGCGTGCGTCGTTAAGAATACCAAGCGGCATTCCGTTGCCTGTGCCGTTGACAATTGCATAATCCATTGCCTGAAGATAAGCAATTGCAATAACTTCCGCCATTTTGTTTTCAAACGCTTCAAGCGTAACAATCTGTGAAAGGAATGTCTGCGCAATGCGGATTTCGGCGGTATGATATGAAAACTGGATTTTGCCAAGCGGCGCAGTTTTCTGACGGGGTGATACGGTGCTTTCGTTAATCCACTTAAATGTTGCTTTAAGTGCGCCAATCGGAAATTCAATGCCGCCTTTTACATTGAGCTTTGTAACCTTGTTATAAAGGTTGCCATAACGCAAACGAACGGTGTTAATAACCTCGTTCATTATTGTAAGCGGAATTGCTGCGCCTGTATCTTCTGTGCTTATCGGCGTGCCTGCTCTGCCTGTGTATTCGGCAGGAATAGCCGTGCCGTTCTGCACATACTGCATAAATGCCTGACGGTATTCAAGAGTTGAAAGCGGGTCTGTGTTTTCTCTCTGCTGATTTGCAGGAGTACCCATATTAAATCCTGCGACAACCTGACCGTTAACAAGTGTTGCATTTGCAGGCGGTGCGCTTCTCTGCGCGTCCTCAATCTGTGCTGCCTGCGCAGCTGCTCTTTTTTCGTCTTCCTCAATTGCTGCGATTTCCTCGTTAATGTCAGCAATGTCGGCGTTACAATCAGCAATCTGCTCGTTGATTGAACGAACCTCGTTTGCGTCCTGTGATGCCTGCGCACGCGCATTCAGCTTTTCACGCTTTTCCATCAGGCGCGCAAGTTTTTTCTGTAAAAATGCTTTTCTCATTGTTTAAAATCCTCCTAAAATTAAAGTTTTTGTTTTTTCTTTGAGAAGTGCAAGTTCGTTATCGGTGTCCACCGATTTGGCGTTCAACTGTCTTGCATTCTCCAATGCAGACCGTGCGTTGTCCAACGCCTCTTTGTTGTTACGCGCATATATTTCAGTTGCTTCATAAGCGGGAAATGTAACCGCGCTAATTTCAACAACCGAGCCGATTTTTTTAATGTGCCTTGTCGGGTGGTCACTTTCAAGGTTTTCCCATTCTTCGTCGTCTATGCTGAATAAGAATGACATACCCGTAATGTCGCCACGTTCGACGGCTGAATATAAAGCCCTTGACGTTGAATTGTTTTCGGTGTCAAGTTTAATAAAATCAATATTCATTCCCTGAAAATCAGGCGTCAATTTCATTGTGCTGTTTCCGTTGTTTCTGCGTGACCTTGCAAGCGGTATCATTGAACGGTCGTGATTAACAAGAAAACGAACGTCTGTCAAGTCCGCATTGTCAAGCGCACCGCGTTCAATAATTTCGTCGAACCAACCTAAATCAGTTTTGCTATTGTAAACAATAGGTCTGCCCGTGATTATTTTTTCTTTGTCGTCCATATCTTCCGCACGGATTTCAAAATTATATGAACGCCTTTCAAGTTCTTTTTTATTTGACATATAAAAGCCCCCTTATTCTTCTGTTATATTTTCTTGTTTGCTTTCGTCAACAACGTCAACATTGATTTTGCCTAATTGGTACTGGTCGGCATTTTCTGCATTAACCCAGTTCAATGACATATACCGTTTGCCCTCTAATTCAGGCAACGGGCGCAAACCCAATGCCGTGCGCTTTTCGTTTTCAAATAATGCGCCTGTCGGTGATAACGAATTTATCATTTCAAGCGTTTGTGCAACGGTCATAAAGATTAAATCTTTCGGGTAAAGTTCAACCTTATTTCCGAATGCTCTTTCACGCGTTGTAAACAGCTTTTTTGTAAACGCCTGTGATATTGCAACAATTATCGGCTCTAATGTTTTTTGATAAAACGCTTCGTATTGGTCTTTCGTGTAATCGCCCGTTAATATCGGCAACGGCACGCCCCAATTTCGCAAAATCTTTTCGTCAATAAATTTCAGCGTTGCTTCATCAACAAGCGTCGATTTATGTTCAAGCGGTGTAAACTCTGCTTTCAGGTCAAGCGGTAAAAATCCGCTTTCCGAATTTTGCAGCTTTTTTTCAAGTTCTTTTAATGCAGCTGCCGTTGTTCCGTTGTCAATATATGTGTTGTACTTTACAACGCCGTTGACCGCGTATGACGCTTTCATTGCTTTTGCCACGCCCTGCAATAAATCGTTATTCAAATTCAGCGTTTTTAAAAGTGCTGCGTGGTCGGGCTGCCCCATTATATTACCGCCCATATACTGATTGACGGAATAGTTATAACGAATGTGTATAACGTCGTCATACGGAACAGTTGTTTTATAACCGTTCCAAAACCAAAACGTGACAAACAGCCTGCCGCCTGCGTCCTCGATAAAATCAACCTGTATTGGATTAATCGGGTAAAGGGCTTCATAATAACGCCGTTCCGCGCCCGTCTTGTCGTCAATCCACGTGTAATATGTCGGAATAATAAATGCGTTATAATTCAATAACAAAAGCCATACTGTTTTTTCAAGAAATTCACTTGTTGTCATTAAATCATTCGGGCAAGTCAAAACGTCCTGCACCGTGCTTTTAACAGGCACGGGGTCTTGTCCGTTATAACGAACGTGCGTCGGATTTAACTTTTTCATTTCGTCAACTATACATTTGACCGCCTGTTGCACAACGTCCGACGCATAAATGTTTGTGCCAAACTGTGAATAGATAGGCATAAAGCCGTCAAGCGTCGGTGCAATTTTATTGTTTTTCGGCGGACGCCTAAACAGTTTGTCAAACCATTCCAAATTAAAACACCACCCTATTTGTTAATCAATGTTTGATAATCAGTTCTATATCTTCGGTACATTTCAAATAACATAATCAAAGTTACTGCACCGTCAATTCGTTTTGATTTTTGCGTTTTTGTTTTTACGGGCTGAATGTTGCCCACGTTGTCAACCTGACAACAGCAATTCTGCAAGCACCATTTATCAATGACGTTATTGAAATAATTTATTGAACGGCTTTTCAGTTCCGCTTCAACAAGTTTCATTGCATTCGATAATGCACGACCTTGTGAAAGCATTTCCGTTTCAAAATTATATTCGTCGCATCTGTCAAGGAATGTTTTTGCATACCGCTGGTCATAGCCGATTTTATAAGGTTTCAAGCCGTAATCTTTAAGCAGCTGAAAAAACCAGTCGGCAACATTTGATATGTCGATTTCGTTGCCCTCGTGAATTGTCAGCAAACCTTGCTTTGCCCATTCCTTGTATTCCGCGCCTGCTTCTTTATCGTCGCTTGCTGTCAGCTTGCTTTCAGGTATGAAATAATGCGTGTAAACATATTTCATTTTGTCATTCGGGCGCATAATCAATATTTTTGCATTTGCAAGGTCGGTTGTTGCTGCAAGGTCAACCGCACCCAAAACCCAAGAGCCGCGAAATTCCTCAATGTCGTGGATTTCCTGCGCATAGTCGAAATCTTCAAGCATCAGCCAACTTTGCGCCGTTGATTGCGGAATATTAAAATCTTTTGTCAATAAGTGAATACGCGTTGCTTTGTCATACTTTGCAGCTTCAACGTCACGGCGTAATTTATTTATTTTCTTTACACCGTACCGCAAAGCAGGATTTGACTTTTCCCACGTGCTTTCGTCTTGCCATATTTCCTGTTCGGTGTCTTGCTCAAACAGAAAAGCTATAAAATGCGGGTCGTCAATTTCGCCCTCAATAACACGTTTTGCATAATTGATTTTTTTATCAAGATAACATTCACGGTTAAAGCCCTGTGTCGTACAGTTTAAAAATAACGGCTCGTCTTTTGAACTCATACCGCGCCAACACGCTTCGGCAATTTCACTTTGCCCGTTTTCTTCTGCTATGTCGTGGCTTTCGTCAAGATAGGTTTTTGAAATATTAAAGCCGTCCTTGTTTTGCGTTTTGCTCGACAAACGGAACACCGTAATATTTCTTTGACGGTTTTTTATTTCAGTCAGGTTTTGCCCCGTGATTGTTTTTTTCGGGTCAAGCCGTGAACGCATACCGCCTATTTCCGACCATATCAACCGCGCTTGCCTGTCGTCATTAGATGCGCAACAAATATCTGTTCCGCCCTCACCGACAAACAAATCATAATTGCCGTCAGCTGCAAACATTGTTGATTTGCCGTTTTTACGTGCAATTTCAAGTAATCCGTCAGTAAAGCGACGAAAACCCGTGTCAGCCATTTTAAAACTATAAACAGCTTCCCACCACGCCATTTGCCACGGCATTAATTCAATCGGTTTCATATAATACGGCTGCTTTGATTGCAAACAAAGCGTCTGCATAAATTTAATGCGTTTGTGCGCTTCAGCTGTGTCGTATATATATTCGTCGTTTGTCAAGTCCTCGATAAGACGTTCGACTTCTCGCCTTATCCAATACCCGACAACGATTTCGCCGTTCTTGATTAAATCGTAATATTGTTCAAGATAAGTTTTCATTCAAATTCAGCCAACCTTGCCGCCAGTTCATCAGCTGCCGAACTTTCAACACGGTACAATATCCGCAATAATGTTCCGCGCTTTGCGTCAATAATCTGTGAATACTCTTTTATCAATTTGCCCGCTGGCGTTATTTGCTGTTTTGCAGGATTATTCTTGTCAACCCTGATTAACGGCAGCTGCTTTAATTCAGCAATCTTGTTTTGAAAGAAAATATATTCGTCTATCGTATCAAGGGCAAATGCCTTTTTATCGTCGTCAACTATGTCAAAAAACTGTTTCAATTCTTTTTCTGTCATAAATTAAAGCCCCTTGTTTTTTGCAAGTTTATTTTTGTAGTTTTCGTTTTTACCGATTTTTTGAAATTTTTTGAGAAAACAAACCGAAAAATTTGAAAATTTTGCCCCGTGTGCAAAATAGG